ACCCGGCGAACCAAAACTAACAACTTGAAATCTAGGCCAATCCAAAGATTGAACAATTCCAACTCTAAAACCTTGCCAACGAGTTCTATATGCTTGAAGCATATAATCAGTGGCTTTAATTAGACATGCGGGTTTTGCAAGAACAGGATCGAGAGAAGCCCACACTGTGTTATTGCGAAGGGCAAAATAAGCATCGGCGGTCGCAACGGAAACATAACTATTTGCACCTGCAACAATCGAACCATCTTCAACAATAATTGTCACAACCCAACTCCTGCATTTAAAGTAATCATTCCTTGAATATATGTTATAATAAGTCCGTCTGGAAAAGTAATTTTTAGATTATAAAAATAAAGACCGGGAGAAATGCTTTCTATATCAGACTTTCTAAAAGTTACCTGAATATTTCCTGTTGCTGGCGAATTAGTGTCAAACACAATTCCGCTAACTGTGTTATCCGCTTGTTGCGTGAGCGTCAACAAAGCAGCGGCGGACAGGCTTTGAGAGGCTTTTAAAAGTATTTGTACGCTTTGCTCGCTTTCTAGCAAGCTAACGCCAGTTTGACGATCAACAATTCCCCAAGATTTGGAATAATCGGAATTATTCCAAAGTTGAAAATTGTATTCCAAAGGATCATCAAAATGTTGCATTACGGAAGCAGCAAAACTTTGTATGCTTCAATTGTCATAGTTTCGCCAGCCAAGCCAACTGTTATTTTTAAATTTAAATTAGTCGGTTGAGAAGTATCAATTGTTCCAAGAACATTTGCAGAAGAATAGCCCCAACCGCCTTGAGGACCAAGCGACCAAGCTCTACCAATTTGAGTTGCAGTTGTTCTATTGCCAAATATTCCTCTTGCTTGAAATGTCGTATCGCTACTTGTAGTTGTCGCAGCACTTAAAAAACTAAATGTAGTTCCTCCTGATTGAAGTTGCAAACCAGCAGAAAACGTCTTTGAATTTGTAGAGCCTACAATTGTTCCAAACATTTCGACTTCCATCGAAAATGTTCTTAACAAATTAGCAGGAATTGGTATTGCAGCTAGAACATGACTTCCAACCCCGGAGCTAGACAAAGCGGCGTTGCTTTCGGCGTAAACGATTGGCCCTGCTGGAAGCCACAGGGTTGCCGTGGAAGTCCAAAGCGAACCGCCTATGCCGATATCCGTCACGATGGCGTATTGCCCTACAGCAGCGGCGGGAAGCCCGGCATAAGGCCCTACATAGGTCGATCCTTGAAGCCCTTGGATACCCTGTATGCCTTGAGCGCCCCGACCGCCGCCGACTTTAAAAACAATGTCGGTCATTACAAACCATCCTTGACAGTAACAGTTCCGTAAACATAAGTTTCGGCATAACCACCAATATTTATCATTTGAAAATCATAATAATAAACACCAGGAGTTAAATTTACTAAATCAGAAGCAAGCAAAGTTATATCAAAATTTCCAGAAGTCAAATAATCATCTGCCAAAACAATTCCAGAAACAGTTTTGTCTTGAGCAATTCCAGCAGTTAACAATATTTGAGCATTTACATCAGTAGAACTTTTTATAGTTAAAAGAAAGCCGCTATCGGAAGCCATTCCATAAAGTATATTCCAAGTTCTGCTATAGTCGCTAGAATTTGAAATTCTAAAATCATAATTAAGAGCGTTTACATTTAAAGGTATTGTGGGCAAAGGCGGTGGTAACGAAGGTTCTGTTTGAACAATACCGGCAAATTTAGATTGTATCATTGCAATCCAATTATTACCATCACCACCGTTTGCTATTGAATTTGTATTTCCATCTTTAGGACCATTCCAATTTTTATTAGCGTCTTGCCAATAAATGCAAAGGTCCAAAGGCCCTTGATAATTTTGTGATCTATATGGGTTTCTAAAATCCCACCAACTAAAACCAAAACCGGCATTTATAGCAAGATCAAAACCATCTTGCGCCCATTGAAAACTGTCAGGAACACCCGAGCGAATACCAATTTGATCTATAAAAACAGGCACGTTGTGAGTTGTACTAAAAATAATATTGTTGTTAAATAATTCTTCAAGAGCGTCTTCTGTCATATTAACAGTTTTGCCCTTCCAACTATAAGTTGCAAATGAATTGGTAGGTTTTACACCTTTATAATCAAAATAATAACCCGGATATGGTAGCGCGTCTATTCCATTTTTAGTTTGCTTTACATATCCACCAAGAGGACCAGAACCTATTTCATACCAATTTGAAAAATACCAAACATTAGTATAAGAACTAGAATAAACATATTCAAGATTTCTTAAATCATAATTAGCACCAGCACCGATTGCAATTGGCGTGTAAGGATCAACCGCTCTAATAGCGGCTATGACTTGAGCGTGCATTGCCTTAATTGCAGCATTTAAATCAATTGAACTAAAATGAGAGCCGCTTATTTGAGGTTCTGTAAGTATTTCATAACAAGCAATGTAATCTACATTTTTATAAAGATTTGCAATTGCAACCCAAGAAGCAATAAATTGAGGAATGATTGCAGGATTTGTAAAAAAATCACCATTACCACCAGATAGACCTATCATGGTCCAAAAGGTGTTATCGCCCACACTCAGAGCCTCTGAAATTTGAGCCTGAAAACCAGAAAGTTGCAATGGGTCCAAATAATTAGGAGCATTTGGATTATATAAATCATTGCCGCCAGCCGCGCCGTAAGGTGGCGAAGCTGCATTATAATAAGCAGGCGTTATTCTGCAACCATTCGCGCCAAGAGATTTTGCCAACGCACCGTCACCGGCAAGCGTTGTGGCATTCCAACAAAAATGACGAGGTATGTATTCAGTTACACCATCAGGAAGATAAATCTTTCGGCCAATAGTTTTTAGTCGTTGTGCCATTTAGTTTGCCAGACATTTTATATACAAAACATCACTTGCACCACCGCTTGCATAGCCAGCAGTACCAGCTAGACTATAAAAAGTCATAACAGCGGTTGTTGTAGACCCACCAGTTTGCAAAAATCTTTGAGCGGAAGTTGTAAAGTCATAACCATCGCAGATATACATGCTCGCCACCGGGTTTGGAAACGTGATGGTCAATGTAGTTGTGGAAACACTAGCACTAGCAAGCGTCAACTTTTCAGTTACAGAACCAGCAGTCGCAGTTACAGCACAAGTACCGGCACCACCTAGAGCGCAAGTTGTAACAGCGGTTCCAGTTCCAACACCAAGAGCATTAAATTCCAGATCGCCTGTGGACGAAAAGTTTATCTTTGCAGTAGAGTAAGTGTTTTTGTTTGCAGTCCAAGCATTTGCAAGAGCAAGACCGGGAATTGCCGCTGTAACACTTGGCATTGTGTAAACAGCAGAATTTGTGCCATTAAGTGTTGCAGTAGAAGAATTAAAAGTCCAACTACTTAAACCAGAAGGAAGCCTTGCGACATTTAAAGTACCGCTTGAAATATTAGTAGCGTTAGTTGCATCAGTATTACAACTGGCTGCAAAGTCGCTTAGACCAGCGCAAGCAGTCGCACCACCGCCGGGAAGCGATAGTTGACTGTGAGCATAGGAAAACAAGGATAGCGAAAAAGCACCGGCCAACAGAAACTTTTTCATTTTAATATCCTTCAATTACTGCAACAACATCAGTTCCGCTTGCAGTTATACAATAAATATTTGTGCTTGTAACAAAAGTGTAAGAAGTGCTCAAAGTTCCAGGAATTGGAAAGCCGTTCGCAGTAGTTACATTTGCGTCACCAAGAAAAATTTGAGTAGTACCAAACTGTTCAATTGTAACAGGATGGTATCTGCCAATAAGTTCAGGCACAACTAAAGTTGCAGTTGTGGCACAAGTTATGCGAGTTGTTTTAACTGTATGCGGCGATGGTGCCATTTGAGCAGAAGCAGAAAGGCAAGCCAAAGAAAACAGACTTGCTAGGACAATTTTCTTTAGCATTTGCTTTTCCTAAATTAAAGAAAGTTAAGCGTTTTCGCCCCAACCTTCAAGTTTAGCCTTGGCTTTCTTTTGAACAACAGTGGGATTGATTTCAGGTTCGGCTTCAAGTTCAGGATCAGCAGCAACCTCGCCTTCATAAAGCGAATGTTCGCCTTCAACCATGGTATCCTCATAACCATAGCGCCATCCGGCTTCATGCTCGCTAGAAGCAATCCGAACAATCTTTCGGCTTACTTTAACAACCTTACCCATTTCGTTAAGAACGTCTTCGACAACATAGGTGTTATTCATTTTAAAATTCCTTTTCAATTGCGGGGTGACAAAACCAAGCTTGTCACCCCGTCACCGCCTTAGATGAATTATCCGAGAAGAACGCCGCAATGTTCAGGCTTAACCATCGCAACACCCCAAGCAGCACTAATTTCATACTGCATTTGACGGAATTGAGGATAAAGCGACAGTTCGAAAGACATTCCGCTTCGAGGATCGGTAATCGTAGTGCGATCTACTGCAAGATCGCCGCCGTCAGGTAGAGCAGGAAGACGGGCGGCAATAGCGAGAGCGTTTCGCGAAAAGAACATATTTCGAGTAGAAGCAGCGACAACGGTGCAAGTTACGTTAGAAGCAGCAAGCGCCTTTCGCAAGCCAGGAGCAGCGAGAGTAAGAACACCACCAGCAGCAAGAGAAGCTACACCAGAAGCAACAACATACTTGTTTGTGTCACCTGTAAAAGTAACAATGTCGCCAGCAAGAATAGTTCCAGTACCAGCCGCGGCCATGGTAATGGCAGTAGAACCAATTGCATAGCCTGTGGTATCGGTAGTTCCTGCATTGTTTGAAGTACCAATTGCAGGAGTAATGATTTGTCCGCTTTCACGAACAGCAAAGCCGTGAATATCAAGCAAAACACCTTGCCTAAGCATACTATCGCTACCAGCTTCATTGACCTTTGTAAGTTGGGTCAAGGTACGCATTGCAGCACCGGAAGTGGTATCAATAATCATATGTAGATCAGAAAGAGGCGCGCCGTTATCTGAAAGAATTTTCCTCGCTTGAGCAGTATCAGTCAGGTTGCTAGCAAAAGGAGAAGTTCCAGCAGTACCAGTTGCGCGAGATGCTTGCTTAACTAGAGCAGCAGCATCGACCTCCATAAGATTTGTAAGAGTGCGAAGTGCTTGAGCAATTTGATTTTGGATAATTGCAGAAGTACCCGGACCACCATTGTTAATACCAAGCGATTGTTCACCGTTCCAACGGATAGGAACACGCTTAGACTTAGTAATTGTCATATTGACATTACCAATGGTTTGATCTCCATCATCAGGAGGAGTAACACCAGGAGTAATGTCAGAAGCACTTGATGCAGGAGCAACAAACACTCGCACGTTTTGCCCAATAGCAGCGCGACTATAAGTCGCGTCCATTGTCATAGCGGGTAGAATGCCGACTAGCTCGCGAGACACAACGTCAAGCGCGGCGTAAACATCGGGAATTAGATTAGTGAGAGTGTTTGCCATAGCTTAGGTTCCTAATCTTGAATTGTTCCGCCACCTTTAAAAAAGGAAGCATGGGTTTCAGGTGACATTTGGTTAAAATCTGATCGCGAAATAACTTTAGCGCCGGGAACCTTATTACCACCGCCACCAGCACCGCTACCGCCGTTTAGATTAGCGGAAACATAGTGCTTGCCTTCATCGCCTTGCGACCATTCAGCAACAAAATCGCCTAGCGACTTGTCACCAACAAAAGGCAATCTTTGATCGCCTTCGACTTTTATAACCACCTTTGGCGCTAGCAGCGCTTTTACAGCGGGAAGAAAAGCTGAAGCTACTTTTACGCCGGTCAACGCCGCCGTCAAGCCATTTTCTTTAAGCAAATTCTCGGAAAATGTACGTTCTGAAGCCAAGCCGGTTTCTAGTTCTGCTGATTTAGAAGTAACTTTTTCCAAAGCCTTTTGAGCTTTAGTCAATTCACGCTTATTTTCAGCAAATTGATCTTGAAGATTAGAGAGTTCTTCTGGATCGTAATCTTTATTTTGTTTGATCTTATTTAAAAGATCTTTATTTTTATTTCTAAGTCCTGAAATATCAGCTTCGTGACTTTCTGCTTGTTCTGCAAGAGCAGCATCAATCAAATCTTTTACAATTTTTTTGTCCGCTGCATCGTTTGGATCGTAAGCCATTTAAATTTCCTTTTGCGCCCTTAGCGCGTTTGCCTAGCAATGCCCACACTGTGACTGTTTAAAAGCGGTTGTCTAGTGAGCATTTCCGGGGTTTTTAGGATTGTTCAAATTTCCGTTGCTAGGGCTCGCGGCTTTTGCGTCTAGCATTGCTTGTTGATTTTCAGCGGCAAGTTTCATCGGAGTATTCTCGCCAGCTTTGTGTTTAGCAAAATCAACATCAGCTTCAACCAAATCGCCTCTTTGGATAAGATCGAAAAATTCTTCATCGGTTAATCCACCTGCTTGCCAAGTTTGCGTGTAAGCCGTCAATGTTGGACCATCGATTGCGACTGGCAAAAAGTCTTTATTGACAATACATTCAATTGCATTGTCTTCAACACCAGCCCAAGTGCTAAATACTTGCAAAAGATAAGTTAATGCTTGAGAAAGAGAAATTGATACAGAAGAAAGAATAGAGTTTTCACCTGTTCTGTGAATTGCAGTAGTCGTTGCTGTTTCAGCCGCTTTCTTTTCGCCTGCAATCATTCTCGCGCCAAGAACAGCCATTTGTTGTTCTTTGCGGTCAAGATTTCTTTCCAATGTAGATAGACCTTGACCAGTAAATTCAACAAAACCAACTTTAGTTTGAGGATCGGGCATTACTAAAGCAGTCTGCGAACCTAGATATATCTTTTCAGCAGGCAATCCCGGTTCTGCAATTGGTTGTTTATAACCTGCAATCCAAAATGTGGGAAGTGCAGTAAAGTGACAACCGTGTTCATAGTCAGCACTTGTTTTATAGTGAGATATATTGATATTGATAAGATCAATCATAGGAGGTTTATCTATATTAAAAGTCATCCCGTCATCAGTAACTATTTCAAACGGAATGAAATTCATCTTTTCATTATTTTGAAGTGGCCAAATTTCACTCACAAGTTGATCGCGGTCACGCTCATCAATACGAAAAACACGGTTTCTATAAAAACCTTCGTTATCAATATCCAAAACTCTATAACGAGGTTCAGTTATATTGCAAAATTCGCTATCTGTACCATCTGGATTTTTAGCGGGCATTGTAAATGCCTCTTGCAATACAACTTGGCAAAGTGACCAAACATTATTGATCTGTTTATGTCGCCAATTTATAATAGTTTCAGTTTTATACATTTGCATAGTAGGACGCAAACCAAGAACTTCGGCTTTTGCAATAGTAATTGGCTCATCAATATTATCGGTCAATTGAACATAATCAATCAATACACCTACACGTCCAACAATAAGACATTCTTCAGCCAGTTCTTCAGCAAAAGAAGAAAACGGAACACCTTGCAAGTTTACATCTTCAAGTAAATTTTCAATAAGAGTGGGTGTAGTTAAAATCATCGGACGCCTAAACAGCATCCCGATAAGTCCGCCAATTGTTCTTGAAGTAGCATTATAAAAAGGAGTTCTTTTTACATAAGCATCGTAATCTTTATCATCTTGATCTTTTAGCTTTGCCAAATAACTAAGTTTTGCCGCGTGCATAGCGTCTTCACCGTTATCAACATCGCGGCATTTACGCCAAATAGGAGCAAAAGTTATATAATCGTCGTGTTGTGTTCTAACACCACGATTAATACCTTGAACAATTGCGTTAGCAGCCATTAAAATGTCTCCACATCTATGCAAATAGGTGGCATTGAACTTGATTGAATAGAAAGCCTAATTGGCATCCCAGAAGCAATTTCTGCCAATTCTTCTTTATTAGGTTTCCAATAAGTACAAATAATGTTATCTGTAACAACAGCAGGTAAATCTGAGCAACCTTCTTTAATAAAAATTGTATTACAAAAATTAGTTTTAATTGGTTGCATTTTAATTTCCTGCCAATCGAACACGACGCATTGCAGCACCGGCTATCGGGAACCTATACGCTATGAAATAACCGAGGGCGTCAAGTGGATGATCCAAGCCATTTGACTTATCAGGCTCGCCATTTTTATCATAAGACTGTTTTTCTAAACATTGAGTAAGAACAGGGCACGCTTTAATATTTACAAGCAATCTTCGCTGCATGTTTCCATTGCAAATAAGACCATTCATTGCAAGAACACGATCTCTTACATAAGGATTTTTATTATCGTTGCAGACATTAAAACCGGCTTTTTCAAGTAAATTTATATCAGTTTCGCTAGCATTTTGAGATTTGCGAGCATTGCCGCTTGCATCAGGATAAACAAATATTCTGTTATTGGGATACTTAGCTTTAATTGCCGCAATCATTGCTGGAGTATCAAATATTTTAAGTAATTCAGCAACAGCACAAGGATAACGTCCGCGTTTTACACAAACAATACCAGACATATTAGTTACATTGAAATCAATTCCAATATGCAAATCTTCTGCAATTTCCGTTCCATCTGGCATTTCATACATGCCCACAGTATCTTCACAGTTATTCAACTCGCGGCTAAAGTTGGGATAAACTGAACCTGATTTTAGATTTACAAAATCGCCATTAATATATGCCGCAACCAAATTTGCAGGATAAAGGTCAAGTAAATTTTGAATATAATCAGCAGGAAGATTGTGCAAATTACTATAAGTAGAGGCTTTAAATAATTCATAACCTTTGCTTTGTGCTTCAGGATCATTTGCCCATTGATTATAAACAAATTTAAAACCTTCAGGAGTAGTTCCGACTGATATTGTATTGATACCGCCGTCTGGTTTCTTTTGTCTGTTTCTTGCAATAATCTTTCGCCAAATATCTAATGCCAAATCTTCTTTGAGTGTATCCAATTCATCTACAAAACTATCGGCGACCTCATAACCAATAATTCTGGCAGGATCGTTCATAGTTCTAAATATAATTGAACCGCCGTTATCAATATCAATATGAGGACGTTGTGAAGTAACGCTTTTATACTTGCAACCCCAAGCCTCTAGCTTTTCTTCAAAGCGAGGTTGAGCAATAGTTGCGATCAGATCAAATGTAGGCAAATAGACGGCAATATTTAAATTTGGATATTCGGCTTTAGTTTTTAAAGCACGCGCAACTAATGCTTCAGTTTTGCCACTTCCAAAACCGCCAACAAATGCAGGAAACTTTGCTTTGCTAGTAATGAAGTCGAATTGAGGTTGACTAAACTCAATTTCTAAAGGCGGACCGCCATTATGTCCAATATTACTCTCAAACCCCATTTTCAACAACTTCTAAAACAGGTTCTCTAACTTTAAATATAATTTGAGGAATACCACCATCGCCTTTGTTGATAATAGTTTTTTCAATAGGTTTAATAATCTCACCTCGCATTTTAGCAATTAGCTCTAATGCCGCAAGTCGATCTTTAGCCGATACAGTATTATCAACCGCCAAACTCATAGCGATTTTAATTAGATTTTCCTTGTCGGTATTTTCTTCATTGTAGTTAATTTTATTAAGAATTGCATTTTGAATTTCAATATCGCGCGCCCAAATTGCAGCAGCTTGAAGCGCGCGGATATCGCCGTCTTTTAAATCTTTAAATACGTGGCGAGCAACTTCAACAGGACCAAAGTTGTTCTTATGTTTAGCGCACAGTTCTATAAACTGATTTCTTAGATCAGCTTCATTTTCACCTTCAAAGAAAGTAATGGGCGTCCAAGCGTTCATAGCCTGTTTAGGCTAAAGTGGTTTTGAAATTCTGTAAACCCACATTTGATCTTATGGATTTACAGATATTTTCAAGAGGCGGGAGGCGTAGGGGCTTGGACTGACGCCCGCGTGATGTTTGCCTCATGGGTGACGCCACCGCGTACCGTACAGGCAAGGATTGCAGGGATTGCTACCT